CCGCTGTACAACAAGCCGTCATAAGGGAGGGCGTTCACCGGCCAAGGGCCATATGAATGCCTTCCTGTGCCATGGGGTCCTCCTCCTGGAGTTGGAAAGAAAAGCGCAGCCTCATTGGCAAGCTCTTCCTCGAACATATACGGAGGGACATCAGCATGAACCTTATGATAATTCTGGGTACGGGAAACCAGTTGTTCCCATACCGCCATAGAAAGCGTTGAGCTCACACCTAGGCACCCCCAATTGCCCAGCATGCTCAGAAGGCGAACACAATCATGAATCATAAACTCATTCTTGTCCTTCACCCACACCTTCCCAGAATACAAAAGATTCTTCACAGCCCTACTAAGCTGCACCTGGGCAACCCCTATAGTGCCCATGTCGCCGCACATCGCAGGCGGGGTACATTCTGACAGTGGCCGAATGCGATCAGGGGGGAGCATCTCATAATAATGAATCCGGTCCCCATCCTCATCGATATAAGTGAGGTCAGCAACCTCACCCCCATCAAGCTCATGACGGAAAATGTCACGAGTCTTCGCTGCCCTGTCATCCTGCGGGCGCATACGGAAAATTCCACCACCCGTGCGACAACGTTCATCTAAATAGATGCTCGTATACTGCATGCGGGCGTGTTTAATCACGCGCCTGTGCGGGCTGATATCATCACCATTTGGGCCGAACGTCGGAGGGGGAAACCCAACGTCATCATACAGCCTGACTAATTTTGTCGCGTAAGGCTTGTATGTGGCTAGAGGCATGGAGGCCATAATATCCATTCCTAAGAATGGAACAGCCAACTTCTCCAAGGACATCCAAGTGGTGACAGGATGGTCCCATTTATATGGACCATCAAACCACTTCGCATCCTCCTTGCGATATGTATCGCTGGTGATGTACCTATTGTCGCAACACGCGAAAGAGCCTAAAGTAACCTCAAAACCGAGGCTACGGGCAGCTTTCATGGCTATCTGCTCGACCTCCTCTTTAGAGAGGGGGTCAGGGTGATAGAATGCGTCAACCGGAAACATACGCATGTTTGTATCCGGGTTAGTTGCGTCAACCTGATGTGGTGGAGGGACAGTGATGTTGCCAGCTAGCTGCACAATGGCGCCAGTCTTGGGGTCACGTCCTAGCCTTCCAACCTTACACTTCGCAAGAAGCAGGTTGTTGAACCGCTGACAAAAAACGTCAGTGTGCATGTCGTTCAATGACGATTGCAGGTTGACGCCAGAGGCGCCACCGTTCTTCATATCCACCACGCCACCATCAACAAGCAATACTTTACGCTCATTGATAATAGCCTTCCACAGCGCCGCGTCTTTAGGATTAATATGCGACATGGCTTCAGCGGTGACATTGACGTTTTCTGCAAGGACGGTAAGGTCCTGCGTCAAATCAAAGCTGCTGAAGTCCGTCGTCAAGCAATAATACCTAAAGTAAGGCATGTCGACTAACGTAGGGGAGCCATCTGGCGCGCTAACATGCACGCTTTCAAACCCTACTGTGCGGAACACCAATATAGTGTCGTCCCCACAATGTACCCAACCACATCGGTCGTCGCGGAGCTGTACGTCCAGGCAATTTAGGATTAGCCCGGGCGTCTCCTGTGTCATACCAACCTTCTGCGCCGTGCGCAGTTTTTTGTTGGTATCCAAGTACGCCTGCTCTACCTCTTGGCTGGTCTTCTGAAGACCTGGCCAATCGCCAAAATACAGTTCGTGATGATGATTGTACACCCGAGTCTGGTCATCCGCAATCTGCAGATACCTCTGGGTGCCTATCTTCATGCACTCGATGCCTTCCTTAAGATCATCCAAACTGGCTGGGCCAGTAGCCCAGCTAATATGATCTTGCCAATAGGCAGACTGCTTCACTAAGGAAGTCTTCTCGCCATCATAGCGCTGGGTGGTTCTCGCAACCATCATTTTAAGATGGGCCGGAAGCACATTGACAAAACGCATTCCAGCGTCTTTCAACTTCTTCAGCTTATAGATGTCGGTCTTAGTCTTACCCATCGTGGTGACCCTCCACGGTGCACGGTTGAAGTCCCGCTTGTAAAAACCAGCAGGGTCAGCGTTATACTCAGCGGAGCTGTCAATGGCTCGCGCAACCGCAAATGCGGCGGCGAGGGCATCGGCATTGGTACCTTTGGCACAATAAGGAACACCCAAATCTGCCTTAAGGTTTACCTTAATGGCGTTCTTAGTGTTCAGCTTACCATCGGCGCCTATCTCAGCGTTGAGGCTGAGACGCCCATACGGGTCGTCCCTCCATTTGGGCTGAAAGTGCACCCACACGGTCTCCTTTTTCTCCACGCCGGGGGCATGAAGGAAACCGCAATGGGTGTGCGCCAACACGGCCTCGTCACGTGTGACGGGTACCTTATGGTTCACCAAGCCGCGACGAGGGTCCTTTGGCATGCTACTGGTAAGCCTGCCCATAAAGTGGTAGTTTCCAGCAATTGCCATGAACCCAGTCGTGGTTGCGTCTAGCATCTCCTCGTAGGTGCTGCTCGAGCCTAGCGTTGCATAATGTTGCGGCGCCTTCGATGCAGTCCCATACTTCTCGTCCCGACCGTACCCAGGGGGGTACAACATGTCGTACCCCCCTCGAGCCAGGACGTCTGTTTTTGGCATTACAGACAAGACACGGTTCCGTATCACCGTGGCCATCTGTGTGCGCAGTCGGAGGGCAACACCACCATCATTGGCGATGAACATGCTCCTCTTCTTCATTCCGTCATTGAAGATCAATCCTTTCCTGTTCGGAACGGCTGTCATGACGGATGCTGCGAAGTCTACACCTGCTAGACCTCGCAGATACTTGGGTGCCCCGGCAACTCCATACTTCCGTTTTATGTTAGCATTATGCACCATAATAGGTGTCCGTCCTCGATTATGGTCGTCTTGCGTGAGTTTCACCTCAAAGTCGGCATAACCGTCTTTTGGCTGAGGCTCCTTCACCATGACGACACACATTGGGTACCCCTCAATAGGGATGGCTTTTGAAACGGCGGCAAGAGGATTCGACATGATGGATGTTGACGGGACTTCCTTACAGGTAATTATATCGACGTACTTAGCCAAAACGTACTATCATAAAACGGCTGCGTCTTAAACGAATTCTCACTTCGTTATAACGCAGCCTGCTCGCCCACCACACGAGTCCATTATGATTTCTGCTTTTATCACCAACCAACCCACTGGATCGGTTAGCGTTGACCTTTCG